TTGTGTCACCAAGTACAAAGTTCTTAGCTAACATGTTGGATGCTTTTACTGAGTATCCACAACCCCTTCTTTTTAAATTGGCCCCATGCATACCTAATGCTCTAGCTTGCTCAACATAATGGAAGAACCAGTAATCTGCATCATATACGTATGCAAACCCTTCAAGCCTATCAGCCTGCTTAGTTCCTTGTATTATTTCAGCTCTTAATAGCGGAGCGTAGTTTAACTGAAAGTAATAAGCTCCGGGAATCCATTCACCATCATGCTCTCTAATAAAGCCCTCACGACATCTTCTAGCTTCCTCTGCCCAAAACTTGTAGTACAGGGAGTTGGGATTCTTGTTAGGGAATAGCTTTGTATAGCAACCATTCTTTTCGTGATGTATTGCTGCTGGTCTAAAATAATCCATATCAACTAAGATGTGTGGATTAGTAAGATCTACAGCTATTAATCCATTTGGATCAGCAATTCTAATGTCTTGATCAGGATCGTTAGATACTTCGGGCAACAACGGGTTGTCCCAACGCGTCAAGTCTGATACCTTGTTTCTCGTAGGTGATGCCAGGTTCTGTATAAACTGTATTGAGTCTATACTATCCAGCAAATCCTGCTTCTCTTCACGAGGCATTTTCTCAAATAACTCTTCAGTAAAGGCTGTTTGTATGTTGTTGAATTTTCTCATTATATACCCGTGTCGTCAAACATTGCTAAAGACTTGTTTCCTGACTGAGCTTTAAGTTGCTTCTCTTTAATAACCTCTTTCTCAATCTCGTTAAGAGCTTTGATTAGCTTAGGTATCTTCTCTACAGCACCTGTAATTTTTGTGATATCATGAATAGGCTTCTGAGTTCTCTCATCGCGCTCATTCATGTTTATATTATCTAAGAACTCAGATATCTTCTGTATAACTAACCTTGTACTTTGTAATAACTTAGTACTAGTCGTCATAGATAGTTGCTCGTAGTAATGAACTGCTCTAGTTGTTTCTTTTGACTTGCCAGTAAACTTTTTAGGCATGTCTATAAATCTTTTTATCTCTTCAATTCTTTCATCAGTATCCAGGATATGCATAAAGTCACTTCTCTCGTCAGCCATGTAGTAAACAAATGCTAACTCTAAAGTTGCATTAATCTTATCCTTGCTGTCGTCTGCATCCCATATCTTTTTGAATGGTGCAATCATCAAAGCTTGTGGACTGAACACGACCACATTGTTTTCAATTTCAAATAAATTCATCTTCTCTCTATTTAGTGGTTTTGGTAGGATTTGAACCTACGACACCTGAATCTTCAATCCAGTGCTCTACCAAGCTGAGCTACAAAACCTGGAATGGGGTTTTTTATAGAAACCCTCCTCATTGAAAACTATTTGCAGAAAGAAGAGGCCCTGATCCCCAAGGTATAACCCTCCATTCCCTTAGCAAGGGAAGCATGCTCTTGCATATTTACTTTCTATTTGCGGAGGACACAGGATTCGAACCTGCAACGGTATAACCCGCGATAGTTTTCAAGACTACTTGACGACCACTGTCCAATCCTCCATTATAACAAAGACTTTTCGGGTCTTTCAAAGTCACTGCTCATCTACCGGCTGACCCTTACCTTGTCGTAGATTAATTTCACGCAGCTTTACTATCTTTGTTATGTTTTGAGCCAGTAGTTTTTAATTACCGGCTCATTGTCCTACGTTGGTAGCGAAATACAAAACGGCGGAACAAAATATCTTTATATATTTGCTAATATACAAAAAAATAGCCCCACTGTCAAGTAGAGCTATCATATTATCTGTGTGATAGCTGTAATATTACAGCTTCCATTTGCTTTTTTTCTTAGCTGCTGGCTTCTTAACTGGCTCTTCAACAATTGCCGGGGCCACTTCAATAGCTTCAGAGATTTGAGAAGCTGCTCCTTCAGCTCTAGCAAGCCACTTAATAGTTCCTCTAACTTCAATTGATTGTTCTGCATTCTCTAAAAGAGTCATTACTTGTTGTAATTTTGCAGATACTTTTGTTCTTAAATTCATAATACTTATTTTAATTAATTAATATTCCTGTGTTTGATATGTACTTTATATCTCTCTCTGAGATGTACAAATATTCAATATCATCTATGATCTCGATGGGTAATATAAACTCATACTCCTTGTTTAGCTTTTGGGCCATGTTACTCTCAAGTCTTTTTTTAAAGTTATCCATATTGATAACAACTTCCATTCCTGGCTTAACTTGACTAACATGCTCTCCGCAGGCTAATACAATTTGCTTCTCAGAGAAATCTACATCCATATCCGTATCAGAACCTTTTCCAAAAGATGCTGTCGGTAAGTATATTCCATTCTCAGTAAGCTTATTTCTTCTTGCTGTTAAGAAAACTCCTGTAAACATAGGAGCCACATGAGTTGGTAAACAACTAACTTCTAGCGACTTATCATATAGCTCCTGTTTTATTTCTATTTCCTCTCCCAAGATATTAGCAGAATCATTTACGAGTCCTGCTGTTTTTCTTCTAGACTTATCTCTTTGTGTAAAGAAATCTTGAACACCAATATCTCTTGCCTCCTCACCTTTAAGTCTTTTTAGGTCTTTGGTAACTGTTCCTTCTTTAAGAGTTTTCATCTTTTATTCTTCTTTTTTTTCTTCTATTGTAACTGTTCTTGATTGTCTAAGTGCATTAATCAATTCACTCACTGATGAGTAAGATCCTTTAGCTAGATATTCTATCAATGCATTTGCTAATTCAACTGTAATCAATAATGCGTTTGGTTGTGGAGCCTCTGCTTCTTTAGTTTCTATTTCTGGAGCTACTGCTTCCACTTCTTTAACTTTAACTTTTGCCATAATACTTCTGTTTTTAACTATTAATTATATGCTAAACTAGTGTTTATTTTTAACATATCCTAATTCTTTTTATTTTTATTTTTCTTTTGTATCTGATTGTACATGAAGTTTGACGCGTACAACTTACCTATAGAAGGGATGTTGAAGTTTGTTTTCGTTGCTGCGAATTCAGCCTTAGTCATATCATCTTCAAGTTCTATCTCTTTTGCAGTGTACTGAATAAAGTCATATGGTGCCGCCACAATATCCTCCACTTCTTTAACAGTTAAGTTATACTTTTCAGCAATCTCCTCTATCTTAAACTTATCTGCTCTATTTAGTTTCATGATTTTACTTCAAAGTTAAACACCAGCTTAAACCCATCCTCAGTCATCCTTGGGATAAGTACATGGTTTATTTTGTTATCTTTAGTGATAACTCCTTTCTTTCTTAAGGATGTAAGTAGGTTGTTAAAAACCTTTTGCCCCATATCACCAAGGTCTTTCCTGATCTTACTCCTAGTCTCTGTTGAGAATAGGATCATATCTACTATCTCCATATTAGATATCTCTCTGGTTAGCTCGTAACGGTAGTAAAGCATTAGACTAAGAGCTTCTATCTCCTTTGTTCTAAGCTTATGGTAAGGCTTTAGGAATTCCAGCCAATATCTAAAGATAGATTTTTTGTCTGTGTGAATTCGCTTTATGTTCATATTTTGACTCATCTTCGTAATATTTTACTTTAACATTTAGTTTATAATCATCTTTAGTCCTAGTACCATATAAGAATGTTTTTATTACGTACTTGCCCTTCATTATGAATTTATTGATTTCATCAACTTCACTATGCAATTTTGCTGCTTTTTTATCCAGCCACTTAGTGCTTGAGGAATAATAAGTTACAGATAATTTAGTACCTGCTTTGTTCCACTCCTTAAGTCCAAGAATTTCATGCATAATTAATCTTGTCTATCCGTTAAAAATCTTTCTCCATATTTGTCCTCATACATGTCTTCCCATTCAGATATGTGGGTACAACCTATATCTGTGTTGCCACAGTCCAGGCAATAATCAACTTCTCTATCTTCACCGTCAGATCCTTTTTCAAATTCCACAGTCTTAATAACTATTGATAAGCATGTTTTACAGTAATGTATTGGCTCGCTGTTGCTTATATCTTTTAATGTAATCATATTTAGTTTTTTTAAATCATTGATAACTTCCGTATCGTACATCGGGAACGGGGTCATTCGGTTATGTTGTTCTCTCCTTTCTATTTCGTGTATTAACTCATCATGTCTCATCTTATTGTTTTTTTTCTATCAACGCACACTGCGTAGTCAACAATGTTCCAGCAACACTCGCTGCTGATTCCAATGCTATTCTTGTTACTTTCTTTGGATCTAATATGCCTTCGTCATACATTTCCACGTATTGGTCTGTTTTAGCATTATACCCTGTTCCAGTTGGTCTTTCTAATACTCCATCAAGCTTTACATCTGCGCTTACTCCTGCGTTTTCACATATAGCTCTGAACGGGGCCTCTATCGCTTTTAACAATATCCGTATCCCTCTGTCCTTATCTGTAAGGTTTTGCTCTGCTAAAGATACACTTCTTCTAGCAACTAACAAAGCAATTCCACCACCAATTACAACACCTTCTTCTAACGCACTGATTACCGCCTCTTTAGCGTCATCAATCCTGTCCTTCATCTCCTTCATTTCTATCTCTGATTTCGCTCCAACTTCTATAATTGCAACTCCACCGCCAAGCTTCGCTTTCCTTTCAGATAGTTTATCCGCCTCAAATTTAGTTATCTTGTTTTCTTTTAACTTGTCTTCTATTTTACTTAGCCTAATTTGAACGTCTTCTTCATTCCTTCTCCCACCCATAATCACTGTATTCATTTGCTCTATTTTAACAGCACTAGCTGTACCAAATAAGAAATCTATATCAGTAGGTTCTATATCAACTACTCGTTCAGCAGGTATCACCTGTGCCCCAGTAATAGCTGCAATATCCCCAATAAGTTCTGTTCTAAATAATCCGAACCCTGGACTTTTTACCGCCGCGATTTCATGTCCTCCACGCATCTTATTTAAAATAAGTGTTGACAATGCATCTCCAGTGATGTCTTCTGCCATTACTACCAATGGAACCCCTCTTGCTATAGATGGCTCTATTAGCTTCATTGCTTGTTCAGTGGTTTTTAATTTACCGTCCACCACTACTATAAAAGGACTTTTCATAGATACCTCAGCCTTTTCGGGAGAAGTAGAGAAATAAGTTGAGAGCAACCCTCTATCGAATTGTAAACCATCGACTTTATGAACTACAGTCTTAAATCCAGATCCTTCCTCAACTGATACAGCTCCGTCAGACCCCACTACCTTAAAAGCTTCGGCAATTAACGCGCCTATTGCTTTATCATTATTTGCTGATATCGTGGCAATGTGCTCAATCATATCTGAGTCATGCGTTACTGGTATTGCCATTTTATTTAATTCTTCTACTAAAAACCCAGCAGCTTCATTAATTCCTTTTTGTATCTCCACTGGATCATGCCCTGCAGCTACAAGTTTCATTCCTTCCTTTAGAATTGCCTGTACTAATACTGTTGCTGTTGTAGTTCCGTCACCGGCAAGGTCATTAGATTTCTCTGCAACCCTTCTAACTAATAATGCACCAGTATTCTCAAGCTCATCTTCAAGCTCAATCTCTTTGGCCACGGATACTCCATCCTTAGTTACTTTAGGGTCTAATCCTATTTTACTAATAATTACGTTACGCCCCTTTGGGCCCAATGTTACTTTAACTGCATCTGCTAGTTGATTCACACCTGCCATAATGGCGTCTCTTACTTCCTGATCATATTTAATTGTTACCATCTAATTGTATATCTGTATATTGTATTGTATATTTTCCTTCTATATCCGTTGAGCTATAAGCAATTCCATTAACTTCAAACCCATGAGCTCCATCCTCGTAGTGATAAACAGTACCGTGTTCGGTAAGGAATTTCACCACCTCTGGATGTAATTCTATTATTCCCATCATTCTTTTTCTTCCTTTAAAGATTCCTCATCAGCTTTAGCCCTTCCGGACCTCACGTACTCTTGCATTGTCATTCCTTCCGGTATTTTACTTAAGTCTAATTTTACCATTTTTTGTCTGGGCATTTAGTTATTAATGATCTTGTTTTGGCTCCCAATGGGCAACCACACATTGAACACCTGTCCATATCTGTTTTCTTAGGGCATGCTTTACATATAGTTCTTCTTGCGTTAAAGATTTCTTCATCCTTCTCACTAGATAATCCTAACTTAGACTTAACTAAGTTCTTGTATCCGTTTACTATCTCGTCAAACTTACTCATATGTATAAGTCTATTGGTTTTAATTCTACTCTCATCTCTTTTATTATAAAGAATGTCTGGGCACCCATCTTAAGCTTACCTATCTTCTGGTTATCCATGTCCATCATAGTCTGGTATAGGTCCATGTGCCATAATCTAGAGGTTAGTATTGTAACTGCAGTCTCACCTCTTTCTTTAGTTGCTGTAAGTATCTTGTTTAATTTCTCTAAGAAATCATCACTACTCTTTAGTACTACTGTTATCATTGATTGCCTTTGTTAGTTCTCCATGCATAAAAGCATTTAGAGCATTAATTTCGTCAGCCACTTCTTGCGTTGTGATTGACCCTTTATTTATACCGTAAGCTATTCTTTCTTGAACCATTCTTCTTTCAGCAGATGACAAAGATTGACATCCCTTGTGAAATATTAATGAATTGTATTGAAGTAATTCGTCCTTGGACATCCCTAGAATCCTCTTCTTTGAGGGAGACATCTTGATGTTCTTCGCTATAGTTTCAACGTCTACACGCCCATCTTTTATAGCTTCCTTTAAGTCTTTTAAATCTTTTTGTTTGTCCATTTTGGTTTTATATATGGCCAAGGTACTTATAATAATCCATATAGCCAAAATAAATCACAAAAAAATACCCTTAAGAATTAACTTAAGAGTATTTATTATATACAAACAACTTTAATAAGAGTATTTTTTTTAGTTTTTGAACACACAAATCCCTGTAGCTTTACTGGGATGTAATGCTAGGGAACAGTTTTCATTATAACTTCCTTAAAACAGTATGCTCTTTCGAGTGGCAATGGAAAATAACACCTTGTTAATTCAAGAGGATTCTACTTGTTCCTATTCTTTCCAAGTTTTAAGCGTATATTATAAAAGGTTTCCTGTGTACTCAAACATTATTACTTTAACCTCCCTGGTCATCTGTACCCTATTAATATGTGCGGATTAATTAGCTGCAGATTTTATACCAGTTCTAACACTGTAATAACTATGTGGCAAATATACTAAATTATATTACTTATTCCTAATTGTAGTGTCACTACTTTTTGATATATTTAATTTTCTTCTTGAATGCTGTGTTATAGCTATATCTTTATCTTTAGACTCAAACATTAATCTTTGTTTTATTGCATCATTTAATCGCCTATTAGCAATATCCTATAATTCAATCCATTGATTACTCATCTATCTCAAGGTCTTTAGCTTCTATGGAGAATGCCATAGACAGTGAAACCATAAATAAATGAAACTGCAATACATGTACTCTATAGATCTTATCCTCTCCTTCATCAGTCTTACCTGTATAAAGAGAACAATCATAATTCATTCCAATTAGAAATCCTTTTATCAATCCAAATTCTATAACACCCTTAAGTGGAGTCTTTACAAAAGGAAAGGCCACCATAGCTGTTATTATTACTATCTTAATTATTATGTATAACATTATTCTTTTGTTTTAGTTAATGTTCTTCTCTCATGCTTCCCTACCTTGATCTCAGCAACTAACTCCGAAGCTGCTTCTCTAAGCTTGTCTACTTGACCTGTAAGTAAACTTATGCTTGAAAGAATAGAATCAATTCTCTCCTCATTCGTTAATGTAGAATAAGCATCTGTACCCCAATTATAGATAGGTATGTTATGGCCACTGCTTGTTAAGTATTGAGTTGATATACCTTGCATGTTACCAGTACTCTGAGTATTAGTTATAAAGGAATTGGTAAGTAAATCATTTCCAAGTTGTGTGTTAATATTCATGTTACTTACACTGTCTCCAGTAATTGTACTCGCGTTTATTAAGCTAAGTGTTCCGTCTTGATCCTCCATTGTTATTTGTTTGAGTTATTATTGTTATCTAAAAATTAAATACATTACTACTGATATAAAGAAAAGTAAGCAAAATGTTCTTGGTAAATAAACTGTCTCAGCTCTTACTACAGCCCCTTTAAAGAACATTATAGTATGTATTATCTTATCCCATTTAAGTTTCATGTGTGCTAATGTACAACATTATAAAAGAACTACCTAATCTTTTGATAAAGAATAGCCAACGGAATTACCAATATGGCCCATGAACTAAAGGGGAAAGGGTTTTATTATTTTTTTTTAATTTTTTTTAGAGATTTTTTAAAAGATGGGAGAGTGAGAGATAAATCATACTTTACCCCCTACCCTTTTTAAATTTTGGGATGTAGGGGTAGGGCAAATTGCCTTATCATCTTTTTCTCTATATCAGTTGCTTGCCATCAGTGCTTGCGTAATTTCTCTGCTATAAATTCCATTAAGCGTCACATGCTTAACATGTTACATCAACATGATTAAAATGATGAGCCCTGAACTTAAATCAGTTTGGGGTATTACAACTGTTGTACCCTTCGGGGAATTTAACTTTAGAACCCTTTTTAAATTTTGGCACGGTAGAATTGTATGTTCGCTACCGCGTTTACACAGAAACATCACGAGGCTTAACCTACCTGCTACAACAACGGGTTAATTAAAGGTACGGAATCAGCCTTAAAGGATTCATAAAACTACAATCGTATTAGCAGAATTAAACCTCTGCTAATATTTTACTATTATATAAGCGTCTTTGATATTGGGACTATTGTTATATGAGGAGATAATTACTCTTCTTACAATGGTTAACTAAGACATAAACATGCAACCATAGGTTATTGCATGTGCTTATACCCTTCGGGGAATCAATTATCAGTACCATTTTTAAATCTTGGCATATTGCCTTAACATCTAATCTACTATCAAATGAATTATCTAGTTAAACAAACAAGAGCAAAAAATAATATGTATCTTGTAAATGGAGGCGTAATAACATACGTAAGCAAAGGGGATTTAATTCCTTTATCAACAGGTAATAAGAAACATTGGTCTAATCAACCTCAACAAAAATAATAACTATGAAACAATTTGGGCTATTTATATTGACATTAATTTCAATGTCAATATTCTCCTTCTCTCTATTTGAGGGTAATTTCTCACTTGCGGGATTTGGAGCAACGTTAACAGCAGGAGGTGCATTTTGTATGTACGTAGAACACAGTAAAGAAATTAAAAGTAAATAACTTCTAAACGAGTAGTAGATTGTGGTTCAAACAATTAAGCCTCACTCGCTACGCTCGTTCAGGAATCAGACTTAAGAACCCTTCTTAAATCTTGCCCAAGGGCATAACCATTATTATTAATAAAAATTAAATCACAAATCATTATGAACACAAACGTAATTATCAAAGCAAACAAAGAAACAGGAATCGTTGTAAAAATGGCTCCAATGAAGGACGGATTAACAGGAGAAATGAAAGATATGGGAACGCTTCGCGTTGAACAATCTGCATTCACTATGAGAAAAGGATTTCTTGTTACCTCTAAAAGGTCTGCATTTATTAAATTAACTGTTGACCAAATTACAGCACTTGGTTCTTCTTTAGAACACGATGCTATTTTTCCTTTACCTGGAAAGATTTACATTAACGAGACTTTAACTCCTTATGTAAACAAATCTACAGGCAAAGTTCAGGAACCTAAAAGAAAAGGGGAGAATGGAGATATCATCACTTACCAAGGTCAGACCGTTTATATGAACTCTGAATTTACTGATGATTTATCAAGACCTGATGTATTCTTGCGTGACTCTGATGCTCCCTCTATTGAGGTTGAATCTGAAGAAGATGCCGTTGAATAACTGACTGATTTACTCTGAGCACATTGACTTAACACGTTGATGTGCTCACTTTAAAGGGGAAGTCCCGTGGAATAGACCCTAGGCAACCCACAAAAATTCAAGGAGTACACGTTGAATAGACCTCAAGCACATGTCATACATGAGTAGTGCATTGAAGTTAACGTGACTTCTTTATCAAGTAGCTTAAACAGAATAGAGTGCTGTGTTTACACAGAGATACAGGTGCAAGCCCTGTCTTGATAACTAAAGA